TATCAAAGACCAGAAGGTATGAGTGACCAAGATTTTTCTGATTTTGTTACTCAAAGCCAACAGACTTTTGCTCAAAGTGGCGGATTGAAGTCTGCTCCAAAAAGTGATTGGCAACAACCAAACTTTGGCCCAAAGGTTGAACAAAGTCCAGAAAAAATGACTAATGTTGGCCAAGAAATGACTTCACAGACAATTCCACAAGAAAGTTATGGCAAAGTTAATCTTGGTGATTCTTATGGCCCTCAAGATTTATTACCTAAGACCTCAAACCAAAACCAATCAAGTCTTAGTAGAAATTTACAATCGTTTCTAGAACCAGCTAAGAACTTTGTGACTAATCTTTTTAATCCGAGTGGAAATAAAACTTCATCTACTGGTGTAAGCAATCCTGGTTGGAGTATTCCAGATTTTAACATTGCAGGGTTTAAACTTCCTTCGTTTTCAATGTCTAACCAAACATCTATGCCATCATCAAATAATCTATCTTCAGTCGGCAGTTCTTCAAATAATGGCCCAACTATGCAACCTTCAAGTGGTGGATTTGGTGAAAAGATAAAATCTTTTGGACAAAGAGTTGTTGGCAGTATTAAAAGCCTACTTCATATTTAAAATGAGAATTTTAGAACAAAAAGGTCTTTCTAGTCCAAGTTCAGGTGGGCCAACTACCTCACCTCAGCCAACTATGTCTTTCCCTTCTCAAAAAAAGCCTTCTATTTTACAAAATATATCAAATTTTGCAAAAGGTGTTTACCAGAGGTCTGGAATACCAACGGCTATAAGTTATGAGAAAAATAGAGTTTTTAAGCCTGCTATTGAGGGTGTGAAACAGATTTATAATGCAGGTGTTAACAATAAACCAAATCGTAAGTTTGGTATAAATATACCCACTAAAGAATCATTAATTGAGACTGGAAAAGGAGCTTTGAATTTATTAGGGGCAGGTTTTAACCAAACACCAACTGGGGCAGGTTTTAATGCTATGCTAGGAGCTCCTAAAGCCTATTCTGAATCTTATAGGAAGGGTGGAAGTCTTGCTGAGAACATTAAATCAGCAGAACAAGGTTTTACTGGTGAAAAAGAGGTTGGATTGGGTGAAGCTTTGACTTCAAATCCAACAGCACAAAAATGGCTTGATTACGCTGAGTTTCCAATAATGTTAGCTTTACTTAAAAAAACTCCAGCAAGTAAAGCAAAAGCTATATTGGAATCAGGAAAAGTAGCAAAAGAAGCAGAAGTTGGAGCAAAAGTAGTTGGTGAAACAGGAAAAGTTATTAAACCCCAACCTTTAAGGGGAGCTACTAAAGGAGTAGGGAAAGTTTTAAGTGGAGAACCAAAAATGGCAGAGACTAAATTATTGGCAGCGAATTTAGAAAGTCCAGAACAAAAGATAATTCAAGCTATAAATAAAGCAACTCCTCTAACAGAAGAACAGAGGGCTCTTTATACCAAAGCAAGGTCTGAAAGATTTGCTAAATCTTCAGCAATAACAACCAAAGGTGAAGCAGGTTTCTATGCTGAAAAAGGTGCGTTGAAAGGTGAAATGCCTAAAGTTGAATTTGCAGGTATTAAAAATCAGCTTACTAAGGATGATGTTGACTCTTTATTTAAACAAGTTCGTGATAGTTCCAACTTAACTTATCCAGGGACATTATCTGGTAGAGAAGGTCTAGTAACTATTCTTGAAGGTGGAGTTCCAGTTAAAAGCCAACTAGCAGAATTAAGTAAAGTATTTTCTTCTGAATTTTTGAACGCAGTTCTTAATAAAAGAAGCACTTGGACAAAGATATTAGACTTTTCAAAAGATGCTATCAATGTTCCAAGAGCTATTATGGCTTCCTTTGACTTTTCAGCTTATAGACAAGCAGTCTTTTCTGCTGCTAGACATCCTGGTATTTTTGGTAAAGCCTTTAAAGGTCAATTTAAACAAGCCTTTAGCGAAAAAGCATTTCAAGATATTGGTAAGTCTATTGAATCAAGACCAAACGCTGCTTTATATAATGAATATGATTTGGGTCTGACTGGTATTGGTAAATTAGCAGTAAAGGAAGAGGCTTTCGCTACTGATTTAGCTGGGAAAATACCATTGGTAGGAAAAATTATTAAAGGTTCAAATAGAGCCTATGTAGGACTTTTGAGAACCTTTAGGGCTGATTTATTTGATGATATGCTTCTTAGAAATCCAGAATTAAAAAGTAATCCAACCGCATTAAAAGAATTGGCCAATCTAATAAACAATGGGACAGGAAGGGGAGATTTACCAGGATTTATGAAAGCATCTGCACCTTTAATCAACGGAACATTATTTTCTCCTCGTTTAATGTCATCAAGATTAAGACTTCTAAATCCTTTTTATTATACTAAATTGACAAAACTAGGTGGTATTGAAAATGCTGTTGTTAGAAAAGAAGCCCTTAAATCTCTTTTCTCTTTTGCTGCGACAGGAATGTCAGTTTTAGGATTGGCTAAAGCTGCTGGAGCAGAAGTAGGAATTGACCCAAGAAGTGCTGATTTTGGAAAGATTAAAGTGGGGAATACAAGATATGATATTTTTGGTGGCTTTCAACAATACATTAGATTTGCTACTCAAATGTTGACTGGAGAAACTGTTAGCACTACGACTGGTAAAGTGACAAAATTAGGGCAAGGTTATAAGCCGACAACAAGAAAAGATGTTTTAACTCAATTTGCTGAATATAAGACAGCTCCAGTTCTCTCTTTTGCTCTTGCTCTTTTAGAAGGTCAGGATTTTGCAGGTAAACCTTTAAATGTCCCTAAAGAAGTGGCTTTAAGATTTGTCCCCTTAGTAATTCAAGATATGTATGACCTGATGCAAGAAGAGGACTTTATTACAGGGTTAGGGATGACTATTCCAGGTATTTTTGGTGTTGGTGTTCAAACATACGCAGGAAGTGGAGTAAAAATAAAGAAGAATAGTGGTAAAGCAAGTGTAGTTGGTAAAACACCGACAATGGGAAATACTAAAACAGCACCTAGGGTGATAATGGGGACAACTAAAAAAGGGCCAACTTTACAGCCCAAGAAATAAGGACACTTGACATTAAAAGAAAAACATATCATTATTAGAGTATTATTTGTAGCCCCTATAGAAGGGAGGTGAAAAATAAATAAAGGGTATGGCCGACAAATCGTCAAAAAATTCTAAAAACCTAACTGAAGATGAGAACCTCGAAGAAGAGGTAACTCTTGATTCAGAAGGAGCAGAATCCGAAGAAGGACTGTCAACTGAGATTGAAGAGGAAGAATCAGTAGATGAGAAAACCAAAAAGGGTTTCCAGCGTTTAGTTGCTCGCAAAGATGATGAACTTAAAACTCTATCTGAACAACTTGTAGAAGCCAATAAAAAGGCTGCTCAATTTGAGAAAGAACAGAGGGATAAAAAATTATCTGAATTAAGCGAAACTGATAAATGGAAAGCTCTTGCCGAAGAAAATGCTGCTAAAGCGGCAAAGGCAGAGATTAGTGTTTTCGTTAATCAGCAACTTTCTGAGAGGAATCTAATGAAAAATCCCATTGCGGAAATATTGTTAGAGACTCCTTGGAGTGTTCCTGCTATTAGAAAACATTTAAGTCCTGAACCTACTTGGGAAGAAACTATTGAAGCGGTTAGAACTTTTCTACCATCTTATCTCGACACCTTAGTAGTGCCGTTAGAAACGGTCTCTGTAAGCGAAAAGGAAACTATTGAACCCTCGCAAGAGGAAGAAGCAGAGCCTTCTATGGGAACTGAACGAAATGCTCCTGTAGTGACCAAAAAACGGATTTGGACTCGGAAAGAAATTTCAGAGTTGTCAAGAAATCCTGAAGTGTATCTCAAGTATCAACGAGAGATTACACAGGCTTTAGCCGAAGGTAGAGTCCGAGAGTAGCTTTCAGAGTGAAAGCTTATGGCTACGGGAAATATAACTGTAACGACAGCCGCAAACTTCATTCCAGAAATCTGGAGTCCTGAGTGTCGTATCGCCACAGAAGCTAATTTGGTTATGGCCAAGTTAGTTAATACTGATTTCGAAGGTGAAATCAAAGAATATGGTGATACTGTTCACATTGCTGATATTTCTAATTTAACTGCTGATGATAAAGATGCAGGTGTTGATGTTTCATTTGAAACAATCACCGAAGGTAAGGTTGACTTACTCATTAACAAGCATAAATATGCTGCATTCAAATTAGAGGATATTGTAAAAGTCCAATCTCGTGTTGATTTAAGAGCTAAATATACCGAAAAAGTTGGTTTTGCTTTAGCGAAAGCTATTGACACCGACCTATTAGGCTTGTATTCTGCTTTAGGTCAATCAGTTGGAACTGCTGCAACAAATATAACTGACCCAGTAATTTTAAGAGCTATTCAGTATCTTGATGATGCTGATGCTCCAGCAGGACAACGTTCTCTTGTCTTAACACCATCTCAGATGCATGCGTTACTCGCAATTGATAAATTCGTGCGAGCTGATGCTGTTGGATACTTGGCAGCAATGTCACCTATCACAACTGGGAAATTGCAAGGTGGAGATTTTTCTCCTAATGCAGTTAAGGGTTACTTTGGACAAATTTACGGAGTAAGCGTTTATGTTTCAACTAATGTTACGACAACTGGAACTTCTCCAATTTCCACTCATAACCTTCTGTTTCACCGAGATGCTTTCTTGCTTGCAAAACAACAAGATATTCGCACTCAAGCGGATTACAATATTCGCTCTCTGGCAACAGAGGTGGTCGCAGATGTGCTTTATGGTGTATTAGAATTTAGAGATGAATTCGCAGTTAGGGTATTAAGTTAGTTGGCATGTCTAAAATGGGGCTAACTTGCCAGCACCCGACTCAGCAAGTCCTAGAGGG